AAATCAACGTCAAACAGCTGTTCACGGATTACGTCTGAAACATCGTCAAGGCGCACAGGCTTGCGCGTCAGCATCCCTGCCAACATGCGTTCCAGCCTGACGTAATACGGTGCAAGCACTGACCGCTGCAGCCTGTTGTCGTAAGCCTCGTCAAGCTCTCTGGGCTCTTGCGGAAGAAACTTGCGATGGCCTTTACGAATTCCGTAAGTGCCACTGAGCAGCGTTTCGATCAAACCCCAGTGGGGTTCCATGTTCACAAAAGAGGTATTTGGATCGTTCACCTGAGTGACGTTGCCAATACGTTGCCGCCCAGAGAAACCCGAATACACAGCCAAACCCGCCTAGTGCTTGCAGTTTAGTAAAGCCTAATGCCAGTGCCTCTACCAGCACGCGCATTCAGCATCGAGAAATCTCTAAAGATCAGATAACCAAGCGCATCGTTCATGTGGTCGTAGCCAGCATCTTTATCAGGGTCACCAGCTTCCGTGTAACTCTGCAGCTCTAAGCATTCAATCGTGCGCTTGCAGTTAGCAGCAACCTGCAGCCTTACTTCTCCTTTCCCGTTTTCCAGCAAAGCTTGAACAGAAGCCACCCGATCACGTACGGGAGGGTTTGCTTTCGGTGACTGATTGCTGAACCCGTACGTTTCCAGAATCTGGATGTCAGTCCTGCTGGCATTCGTGCTTCTGTTTCCGCCTGATGCGTCAGGGTACATATATACCCTTTGCTCGGGAAATCGTCTGCGGATTTCTTGTGCCATGGCGTCGGTGTCATGTGCGCCACTGATCTCATCGATAAGGAGAAGTTTGTTTCCAAGACGAACACCAATGACAGCTGACATGTTGCCGATATTGAAGTCAACGCCGATTCTTAAAGGTTCGTCGCTGAGATCTGGAATATCGGTTGTGACGTGCTTTGTTCTGTCAAACCGGTCATAAACCTGACCAGTTGTAAGGTTGCAAAATTGGCCTTCTAGGTAAGCCTGCAACAGGCTTGGATCGTAGTTGGCTTGCAGCCTTTCGATGAAGTCTTGGGGCAGATGGGGATTATCTGCGGTTCGCATCCTAATCAGCTTTCTGTCTTTGCGCTGCTGTGCCTGCTCTGTGCCAAACGTATTCCACATCCAACGAAAACCCTCAGGTGTTGATGCAGCACCGAACTGACGAACATTGCCAGAACGCAAACGGCCAAGAATTTTAGGGAATGCCTTTTCAGCAATTGAAGGCGTCACCGTGTCAATCTCGTCAGCCAGTACCCAAGCAAGATTTAAGCCAATAATTCTTGACCAGTTCTCAAACGATCGACACAGAATCTTTGTGTCACCGCCTGGCAAGTGCAAGACATATTCCGCAAGCGGAGATGCTCTAAAACTGTACGGAATGTCGTACTGCTCTAAAAACGCCTCAAAATCATTTTGCCAAATATCACGGATCAAAGGGCCTGTTGGCTCCATTACGCAACCAACAAAACCTTGGTTGGCAATTGACAGCGCAAGAGTTTTAGCGCACAGAGCACGAGTCTTCCCTGCACCATAACCAGCAGACAAACCAATGATTTGCGTGGATTGATCGTCCACAAAAGCCCGCTGCCCTGGATGCAAGTCAGCTTTAACTCGATCAATTAACAGTGACGCATCAATGGCAGTGTGATTTTCGCCAATCCGTTTAAGAATTGAACCTTCTTCAATGTGGGCCAGAATGCTCACTGCAAAATCTGCGTGATCTGTGCAGCTGTCTTAATACAGCCCAAAGCAGCACCAAGGTTGTTTTGCTTTCGGGCCTCTTTTTGAAGCGTGGCGAGCTGGGCCAAAATCTCTGCTGTAAAAGTCAGCCGATCCGTTTCCCAGTCAGCACGCAAGATGTCCCTAGCACGAGCAATGTACGTGTCAGCAGTGCGATCTGACGCCTCCCACTCTTTTGCTGCGTACTGAAGGATCTCAGAGCGCACAGCACCGTTTGCCAAAAGGCGAGCAACACGGTTGATACGCATGTCCATTTCAATTTTGGTGGACTTTTTTCCCATTAGTCCGTCAGCTCATTTTGTACAAAGTGTGACGCAGCAGGATCACAGATGGCGGTGTTACCGGTGAAGTCTTCCCAGCGTTTGACTATTACATCGCAGTAAGCGGGGTCTAATTCCATGAGGCGAGCGTGGCGTCTGGTTTTCTCGCAAGCGATGAGGGTGGAGCCTGAGCCGCCAAAAAGATCAACGACTAAATCATTGGTACTGCCCCAACGGTCAAAGAACCACTCAGCCAAGGCGACTGGCTTTTGAGTTGGATGCACACGGGTCTCATCACCCTTGGCGGTGTAATTGGTAGTCACGAGGACACGAGCCAGTTCACGCTTGTGCTTGGTCTTTGACCAGCAAGTTTCAAAGCTAGAGCCAAATTTGCCATCAAGCATTCCATGGCGTTCTTCGTCACTGTATTTATCCCAAATGATCCAGCTTCCTAAGTCTGGATAATTCCGGCGCAAAGTCTCAACGTAGTAATCAGCACCAAAGAGGAATATTTCTTTGCAGTAGCTGAATGTAGAAAGAAGGAAACCTGCGTCAAATTGCTCGTTGTCAGCAATGACTGCTTTGTAAGAATTGCCGTCGGGCATTTTCGAAAAGTCAGTATCTAGGTCCATCCCATAAGGCGGGTCAGTGAAGACCATGTCTGCCTTCTTGCCATCCATCAGGCGTTCGACGTGCTGCGGGTTGGTGGAGTCACCGCATAGCAGGCGATGGTTGCCAAGGATCCATAGGTCGCCGGGTTTAGTGGTGGGATCTTCTGGTGCCTCTGGCACGTCATCAGGATCTGTGTTGCCCTCTTCAGGATCAAGCTCCGTGACGTTGAGAATTTCGTTCAGGTCGTCCTGATCAAACCAAGGGCTGATGTCATGTTCTTCTGAGAGCTGATGCAGCATTTCTTGATCCCATTCGCTGAGATCTGCAGTGCGGTTGTCTGCAAGAGCTAAACCAACCTTGTCTTCTTCTGAAAGGCCAGTGCGTTTAACGGCAATGATTTCGTTGCCTTCTGACTCGATTATGCGTACACGACGAATGCCTGCTGCTTTGGCGCCATCAATGGTTCCATTTCCGGCAAGTATGCGATTCTCTTCATCAATGACAATTGATCTTGCTGCACCATATCTTTGCAACGATTCCTTGATCAAGTCAGAAGATCGATCAGTACGACGTCGAGCATTTTTGTGATCTGATTTTAAATCTGATATTGATGCCAACGCTATCAAAACAAAGTCAAGCAAAGTTTAGCTCAACATTTGGCGGTAATGAGCTTTTTGCCAATAAGTGCGGAGTTGACGGATTTTGTGTTCAGTCGAGCGCGTCGAGCTGACAACACCTCTGAAGTTGCCGACTGTGACTTGCACATTTCCAGTTGGGAGGGTGCGGATTTTGGCTACGGGCGTAGGCGAGCCAGTATTGGCGTTCATAGCGACGAAAAGCGTTGAGGTCATTTTGGCGCTGTTTCGCAAAAAGGGTGTTGTCTTGAGTCATGGTTTACGGTCGATCGCATGGGTAATGTTCTCAAGCTCAGTCTTGAGGTAGTCAATAGAATCTTTTACTTCGGCTACTTTGTTGCCGGTAGGTGCAAAGCCCCTAAAAGAATCTTCGATACCATCGAGCCTGTCTTCGATGATGTTAAGGTTTGCGGCGATGGTGCTGAGATGTTTTTCAATGCCCATAGCTGACAAAGACAAGATTTGAATAGCGTCCAGAAGTTTTTGTTCCATAAATTAGTAATAAAAAATTTGTTTAATGATATATAAAAGCCCTGCCAGGGTTAGTGACAGGGCAAGAGGTTTTACTTGGTTAGATAGGCGTGGATTTCTTCACCACTCCAGCCTTGCCCAGATCTAGGAAGACATCCGATTGCGTACGTAAGCAAAAGGTGGCCTGCGTGCTTGATTGACAAGTGATTAGCAAGAGCCTCAAAAACTTGAATTTGCTGAGGATCGTTTAAGTAAGTTTCAATTCTGCGGGAGGTTGAGTCAGGAACGATTTCTAATTTTGGCGTCGGAAGCTCAGCCTGAATAACGTCATCCTTTTTCCGAAAGCCTTCTGCAACCCCTTGAAATAAAGGCTGGAAAGCATTTGGAGACGCATCACAAAGTAACTTACCAGATTCCTTGCTACGATGAATGTTCGTAACGTAAACAACATTATCGTCCTTTAAATGTTTAATCCAGTATTGAGCTGGATTAAGATTGCAGATAGCAGTTTCACCATAGTTTTCATGTTCTTCACCAACAAGAACAATGCAAAAATGTGGTTTCTCATTCCCTGGCCTTAGCCAAGTGCAGCGAATTGGTTTATGCGAAAAAACAGCAGAAGCCATTGTTTGCCTTTAGGTAGGTGGTTTGGTAGAGGTAGTTGTGTCGGGGGATAGATCAGCACCTCAAAGCTGCCTTGCCTTCCCGTCGACCCGGTAGCGCGCACGCCAGATTCCGGTTCTAAACGGTATTTTATAGCTTTCAGCCTGCTGGGGGAAAAGTCAGGCATCAGGCTCCCCGACGTAATTTTCAACCAAAACCAGTAGCTGATGAAAGTTTAGGTTTAGTTTTTTGTTTAGTAGCTTTAGCAAAGATTCGCTTGGCTTGCCTAGTGTTCATGCGGCCAGTAGGAGTAGCCAT